GGGTAACTTTCTTAGCGGTATGATGGGTGGTGGTGCATCGGCTACAAGCGGGTTTCCTTCAATAGCAGGTGGCCTTGGTGGAGGTGGTAGTATGGTTCCTGTGATTCCTTCAAATCCTTTCGGTTAATGAGTAGGTAAATAATGAATAAAGATGACGCAGTAATCCAGTTTCTAATGCAGCAAGAAGGCTTTGAAACTAGAACGTATCTACCAAAGAAGAATGGTCTTGTTATTGGCAAGTCTGGTTTAACCTTTGGTGGTGGTATTGACATTGGTCAGATGGACTTGAGAGAGTACAAGGCATTGGGTCTGCCTGATGCTTTAGAGTCTGCTATGCTTCCTTACGTAGGTAAGCAGGGTGATGATGCTCTAGCTATTGAGTATGAGCTGGGACACTTTGACATCCCCGCTGAGATAGCTATGAACATTACTCGTAGACACATCGAGAAGTCTAAGCAGAAGCTACGCAATGCATTCCCTAAGTTTGATTCACTAGCACCACAACAACAGGCAGTGGCTCTATCGCTGCTGCATAACTATGGTGCTGCTGCTCTTAAGTACAAGACAATGAGGGCAGTTATCAGCGGTGACTTGCAGACAGCTATCACTAAGCTACGTGACCCTGACGAGTGGAAGAATGTCGAGCTACATCCTAGACGTAACAGAGAAGCAGACTTGCTGGAGTCTTTGCTGGTATCTCAAATGAAACAAATGCAACAGCAGCAAGTTAATATGTTTAACAAGGTAGGTGTATAATGGCAGCTCCAAGTATATTTCAAATGTCTCGTCCTCCTTCATACACAGCACCTACGTCCGAGCAGCTGTATCAGGGAGTTGAAGATATGACTTTAACAGATGCGGCTGTGACAGGTCTTGGTTTAATTCCAGCCGCACGATTAGGCACTGCGGCTACTGGTGCGGCAATACGCAATGCTCCTAAGCTAACTCCATACCTAGAAAGGTTAATGAAGATGGCGGGGTATAGCCGTAGGCTTAATGGGAGAACTAGAGATGGTAAACGTATTCCCGGCTCTCCTAGATTAGATAGAAATGATCCTATAGATTATGTAGGTTTTAATCCTAATAGACTTGCAGTTACATCTGGACTAGCTGCCCTTGGTATTGGCGCTTTAAGCGGTGATGATGCTCCTGCTGGAGGTGGCTCTGCTCCTCTTGTTACTGATGGTACTACTCCAATAACTCAAGAGCAGATTGATCAGGGATACAGAGCGCCTGTCGAAGACAAGTCTATGACTACCGCTGCTATTGATGCTAACGCAGAGAAGCTAAAGGCAGACAGAGGCGATGACACTAACTGGTTTGATGCATTGAACGAGCGTGTTGACTTGATGGCTATGGGTGCAGCTATGTTGGCTGGCTCAGGTTCTGGTATGGGTACTGCTGCTAACTTAGGTAGAGGCTTACAGGCAGGTATTGCATCTAGGGCGGGTCAAGCTAAGGCTGCTGAAGACAAGCAATATAAAGATGCAGCATTGCTGTTAGATTCTATGAGAGCTAGGGCAGCGTTGCAAGCTGCTAGTGGTACAGGAGATATATATAAGCAGTATAATGCTAAGATAGATGATCTAGGAGCTGATCTTGTAGGCTTGCGTGTGCCTCAAGA